TAGATACTCTGCAACCACGCGCTCGGTGCGAAAGCCCCGATGCTTACGGCTTTGACTCATTGACCGCGTGGCATTTCTTGCATGACCATGTAATTGCAGTTCCGGCTATCCAGAACGCTAGTTCCTCGCGTGGTACAGGCTCATTACATAGATGACAGATGATCCTAACTTGCAAAGCGTTTAGCAGTTCTTGATGTTTAGCCTTTTCAGCCAATTCATCATCAGTAGGGAAGTTCTCCCATTCACCGTCTTGGTTCATGAATTGTAAGCCGCTCATTGTCCTTCACGCACCTTCCAAGTGCCACTAGGCTCTAAGTTGTACCAAAGTACATCTTTACATGCGAAGCAACTGAAGTTCGCCCAAGGCTTGTTCGTCTTATTGCTTACGCCTGTTTTCCATGTCATCGGCTTATGGTCATGGCAGTTGCGACATAGTGGAATGTCTTTGTCGATCTTAACTCCGCCTAATACTTCTTTGACCAGATCCACAGCAGCCTCTGCAGTTGGTGCAGGTGCTACGGCTTTGACAGTCCAAGGATCGTCCTCTGCCGGCATTGTGATCTTATCGGCTAACTTCTCAGCGAACGGCTTAGGTTCTGCTGCTTTAACCTTTGACATCTCCTCGCGGCTAGGGCGTTTGCCTTTCGTAGCGTAGCCTGCGTTAGCAAGTGCCCGACCGATCGCACTTGTTTCGCAGTTCTCAAGCGCGCTCGTAGAGTTAACTCCTCTAGTCGAGACGGTTTCCTCTGCATAGCCAGTTGTCCAAGCCTGTGCATCAACTTCAGTTCGATAAATAGAAGCCTTAACAATAAATCGCTGAAGCGTTGACTCAACCAAAGTAGTTTCAATTCGAGCATCGGGATATTCCTTCCAAAACTTTTCTAGTCGTTCCTCTACTGTCTCGTAGTCCTCTAGATTAAACATATAGTTCGTTCTCCTGTGTGTGTAGAGTTCCGGCTATTGCGGCGTAGGCTGCCATGTCCACATAGGTGTCAACACTAGCCGACTCCATGCTTCTTGCGAGTTTGACCAGTACCATAATTCCTGCGACTTGATAATCGTGGATCGGCATGTCGAGATATGCGCTGAGTAGTCGTGCGGTGCGCTGCATGTTGTCACTAGGGTGGCCGTATTGCAGACCACGATCTTGAATGACTGCTTTCGCTTCAGTAAGGAAGTCACCGGCTTTCATGCTCTCACCTTATTGGCTTGCTCAACCTGTTGACGAACTGCGGTTCGGCCGTCTGTGTAACCTGCGTTAACGCCAAGTGTGTAGAACCAAACGCAACTGGCAAACCAACCCAGCATTAAGAATGCGATGTTTAGCGCGCTCATTATGCAACCACTTCCAAAGGTAAATCTAGACAGTCAATGCAAACCACTTGATCTGCTTGGTTGATGTAAGCATGCAAGGCTTGAAAATCCAGTTTGCAAACTTGGCAATTCCATAACTTGAGTTTAACTATTGTTTTCATTTATTGCCCTTCTACCACGCCCTTCGTGGCTTCTTGGGTTAAGTGTTACACACCTAGTAGACAGTACCTAGCATATTTAGATAACGAAACGGTAACAATTCTCCCTCGTCCATGGCATCGTCTATTGTGCGCTTTACATCGTTATCGAGATCGTCCATAACGCCTGCCATGTACCACGAAAGTGCCGTCTTTCTCAAGGTTGATGAGAATCACCTGAGTGTCCTCAACGATGATAAAAGCCTGCTGCCAGTTGGCAGTTCCCTTTGTATAGTAAGCCTTGCGGATATCCATTAGATGACCGCCTTCTACGCCTCGCAGAATACGCCCTAATTTGCCCCCAGAAGCCTCTGTGAAGGCCGATACCCCTGCTCTGTGTGTGTGACCGCAAACCACGCTGATCCCATGCCTACGAGCCGCTCCAAGGGCTGTGAGGCCTGCATTAGAGTTGATAGCCTGTTCGTCTCCATGAACTGCTACCCAGCCCTTAGCAAAGGCGTAGGGTTTCTTATGGTAGGTGATGCCCAGTTCGTCCAAGCGCATGAACCGCTCAAAGCGTAACTCAGGCAAAGCCAAGAATGCTGGAATCTTTTTCATGATGACATTGTAAAGACGGTCTGTGTGGTTACTTCTGATCATGTGCGCTTCTTTAGCGTGTTCAGTCAAAGACCAGAGAACCTCGACCGCTTGGTCTCGATCCTCGGCTAGGGTTTGTTCGTACCAGCCTGCTGTTCCTTCTGTCCACCGGCTGATCTGTGGCAAGTCGATTTCGTCTCCCAGAGTAAGTACGCTATCTGGGCGGTATGCCTTAATAAAAGATGCAACATTCCTGACAGCAACTTCATCGTGATATGGCACTTGCAGGTCTGGCACTATAACTGTGCGTTTCAAGTTTAGTCCTCATCATCGTCATCGTATGGAAGCGGATCTATTTGGTTCGGCAGTTTAGGAAGTATCCAGTCAGGATAAGCAGTAGGTTCAACGATTATGGCTAACGCAATATCTATAGACATGCCTGCCCTGCGTAGGGCTTTATACATTTCATTGACTGAAATAGCCCAGACATCTAACGCGTTGTAGGTATCTAGGTCGATAGCCTTCTTGCGAGCCATGTGACTAGTGTCTCTTACCTAGTAATTCAATAATCGTATCGACACGCGCTTCTAGCCGATTAACTTGATCTTTAATAGATGAGCCGCTATTGGGCTTCAACTCCGCTAAATAGTGTTTGATCAGGAACTGGAGCATCGCAGTTACACCACCCAGCACCGTCACGATCGCTACTGCAATAGCAGCGTAGTCTGTAGCGTTCATCGTTTGGGCGTGGCATAGCCAAAGACACCAGCAAGTACAGCCCAAAGGATCGAGCGGTAATCTGCTGCGAAGTTAGATGCAGCCCAAGCCGATAGGAATGCACCGGCGGTTAGCACTATTGGATTTTTCATGTTCATAGACTTCCCCCTAATAACGGAACATTAAAGAACGAATCATCTTGATCACCTTTGCAAGTGAAAGATATATGGAGATGAGTACGGTGCTGGTTAATCCCTTTATACTTTCGCCAACGCCATAGACTTCTAGGGCTTGCGATTTTGCCGTCAAAGATGAGATATGCGATGCGGCGATCAGTCTTTGCCAAGATACGAAGTTGATCTGCCACATAGGGCATGATGTCCGGCTCAGACTTCCCTGATAGACCGCGTGAAATGTCAACGGCACGAACCCAGCCCTGCTCATCTGGATTATGGTCAGACTTACGAGTTGAGTGCTTACTATCACCGATCCAGCCGTCTGAGGTACGCAGACGATCGCTGTAGGCATCGTCAAACTGCTCTCTTAATTGAATACCGGCTTTGCATAATTTAGGCTTCATCTTTTAACTTCTTAAGTTCCAGTTCACAACCTTGGCAGTTCCATTTAAAGTGATCGTTTAGGAATAACTCTTTATGACCACATTCAGGGCGCGGTGCAATAAAAGCATCTGCCTCTGAATCATAGGTATAGCCAACGCCAGCATAGTTGTAGCGAATAGTTCCGTTGTAAGAAGTCTTAACCCAAGTGCCCCCAAGGTTATCTATTAACCATTGGTAGCCTTCGTCTCCTGCTGGGTCATTGTTGTCGCCAACAAGTACGCGAATGACCGTGTTGGTCTCGTCTAGTTCTGCCCAATGACTCATACTGCGTACCTCACAATGACAATTCCTGAACCGCCATTTGCTCCATAAGTATTTGCATTGTTGCCAGTAAAATCGTTTGGCGCACCACCGCCGCCACCGCCTGTATTGGCACTACCAACAACAGGAGCATTATCTGTAGTCGTTGACTGATTTGAAAAACCGCCACGACCGCCACCGCCTGCGCCGCCAGCGCCAGCATTACTTGCTGTATAACCAGCACCTGATGCGCCACCGCCGCCACCGCCTGCATAATAACCACTTACGCCGGTGCTTGTCGCAGTTGCCCAAGATGAATAAGTGTTTGTTCCAGCGCCGCCTGCGCCGCCGGGGGTTGTTGTATTATTTGGAGAGCCAGCAACCGATGCTCCGCCACCGCCTGCACCAATATAAATAGGCGTAATATTTCCAGTAGATGTGCCGCCGTTAGTTCCCTGAGAACCTGTGCCGCCTGTTCTTGTTGTTCCTGCGCCAGTACCACCGCCACCGCCACCTGAACCGCCATTACCACCAGCAGTAGATATGGCGCCACCGTAACCACCACCAGTTGCAGTTGTAAAAGAACCGATAGATGTGTTTGCGCCTTGTGAACCATTGGAATAACCAGATGTAGTTGACCCAGCGCCGCCTGCGCCGATAGTTATGCTTTGGTTTGTGCTAATTGCCTGAGAAGCAAGATAAACAAGCCCACCAGCGCCACCACCACCTGCAACAATACGACCACCACCACCGCCGCCTGCAATTATTAACAGATCGGCGTTAATAGTTCCACCTGACACGCCAAGTGTGCCGTTAGCAGTAAAGACTCGGTAATTAAAACCGCCTGATGTATAAAGCGTTCCACCAGTTACCACAACTGGTGGTGGCGGAGCGCCGAAAACAGCGGTGATGCAGTTAGCGATCATTAGGCTATCGCACCTACAACATACCAAGTATCTGTGGCAGTCTTGATGCAGGCTGCTGATTTGTACTGAGCAAGGGTTGGCGCTGCTGCTGTTGCGCCGGCTGAAAGGACTGTGGTTGTGCCAGATGTAACGGCTGAGATAGTGCAAGTGCCAACGCCAATATTGAGAACGGTTATAACCGTTCCGATAGGAAAGGCTACAGAGGCATTAGTAGGGATCTTAAAGGCGATAGCCGTTGCCTTATTCATGATCTCAAGTGTTTGATACGCATCAGCAATAGTCGCTGTGTAGTCGGCTGTATTAGCCGCGCCTACCGTAAAGGAAGTAAGTCCGTTATACATAGCCGCGCTTAGGACATCGCCTGTTGCTGCTGGAAAGCCTGTTGCCATTTATATCTCCTAGTACGCCATTATGTTAGTGCCGAT